CTCAAAGAAAGATGCTGTAGCGTACAACACTTGGTACGGCAGAAGTAAGGTAGACCCGGTAACAGGGAAGCCTAGCTCAAATAAAGATGCTATAGCGTACAACACTTGGAACAACAGAAGGAAGGTAGACCCGGTGACAGGGAAGCGTAGCTCAAAGAAAGATGCTATAGTGTACAACACTTGGTACGGCAGAAGGAAGGTAGACCCGGAAACTGGAAAGCCTAGCTCAAAGAAAGATGCTGTAGCGTACAACACTTGGAACAAAATAAAACAGAGATTAAATAAATGATTGATACAAAGATAAAGAAGCGAATTGTGGTTGATGAGGTAGTTCTAAATTCATTCATTAGAAATCCAGGATTGACCTGTTCAGATAGGCTCGTCGGTGGAATGAATGTTATGGGTAAGCTTTGGAGAGGTGACACATTGAAATGTGCAAAAGAGATATCAAAGCTTAACCATGCATTCAGTGAGTGTGACAAGATAATAAAGTCTTGTTTGAAAAAAATTTATAAGGAAAGGGAGAAAGATAATGTTAATACTAACTAGGCGGATAGGTGAGACACTTATTGTTGGAGAAGGAAAGGATAAAGCTGAATTTACAGTTTTAGGTATTAAGGGGAATCAGGTTAGAATTGGAGTTGAGGCTCCAATGAACATTCCTGTACATAGGGAAGAGATTTATAAGAAGATACAAAATGAGAAGAAAGAAGAGTCAAGAGGAAACTACTAAAATGGATGATAGGACAAAATATATTGGAGGATCTGATGTTGCAGCTATATTAGGTTATAGCAAGTGGAGAACCCCTCTTGATGTATATAGAGAAAAAGCAGAAGGAGTAACTAATGATGTGAAAAACTCATTTGTTTACTGGGGATCAAAGTATGAGCCTATTTTAAGAGATGCGTTTTCCGAGCTAACCGGGAAGAAGGTTATAGAGCAAGAAGGAACAAAGTATCATGAGAAATATCCGTTCCTAGCTGCTAATGTTGATGGAATATTGCCGGAAGATAATGCTATTCTTGAGATAAAAACGGTATCAGGGTTTGCAAGGTCATTATGGGGTGCTCCAAACTGTGATTTAGATAGGGAGATCAATGGAAACATACCATCAAAATCATTTAAGCAGGAAGATGGGTATATACCAGAACAATATTTATTTCAGGTCCTTCAATATGCATTCATATATAATGTAGATAAAGTGTATTTTGCGGTTTATTTTGGTAATGACATGCCTCTTAGATACTATGAATATAAAAGAGATAAAGCTCTTGAGAATATCGTAGTAGACTTAATGATTGATTTTTGGGAGAACAATATACTAAAAAGATGCCCACCTGATGCGCTTAATTATAAAGAGGCATCTTCTATTCTTGGAAGATCAACAGAAGAGAAATTTTGCGTTTCAGATAATGAAATGTTTGATAAGGTAGTTAGGGTAAGGAAAATAGCAGAGAAAATTAAATCCCTTAATGATGAATCTGATATAATAAAAAAGGATATAATAGAGTTCATGGGCTCATCAGAATACCTAAGTGATACGACTGGTGAGAAGTTATGCAGCTTTAAAACAAGCTTCACTAAGAGATTTGATACAAAAAGATTTAAATTAGAAAATAAAAGTCTTTATGATAAATATATTTTACAATCAGAATCAAGACGATTCTGTTTAACATGAGGTGACATATGAGTAGTTTAATAAGCCAGGCAGATGGAGCAGCAAGCCTACCAAATATTTTACAATCAGAATCATTTAAACGACAGGTTGCCATGGCATTGCCAAGACATATGACTCCCGATAGGTTTTTACGTATAGCTCTTACCGAGTTAAGGAAAAATCCAAAGCTAAATGATTGCGATCATAAATCATTCCTTGGAGCTATTGTTCAGTGCTCTCAGCTTGGACTAGAGCCAGGAGATGGCCGCGGGCTAGCGTATTTGATACCTTACGGGAAAGATTGCCAGCTACAGATAGGATACAAAGGATTGATGGAATTAGCCCGTAGAAGCGATCAGATTCAGTCTATTCAGGCTCAGTGCATGTACTCGAATGATCTGTTTGAATTTGAATATGGTCTTGATGACAAGTTAAGGCACATACCATCAAGAGATAATAGAGGAGAAATGATAGGTGCATATGCAATAGCTAAATTCAAAGATGGTGGGTATCAGTTTGAAGTAATGTTCAAAGAAGCAATTGATAAAATTAAATCCACATCTAAAGCAGCAAAATCAAGCTATAGTCCATGGAATACTCATTATGATGAAATGGCAAGAAAAACAGTTGTCAGAAGGCTGTGCAAATATTTACCGTCAAGCCCAGAGCTTCAGCAAGCAATAACTATTGATGAGAAAGCTGATCTTGGAATACAGAAAAATGATATAGAGTATTCTGCAACAATAGATGGGGAAACAGGAGAGATAGTAGAAGAAAAAACAAAGAGCCAAAGCGAAGATTTAACGTCAAAACTTAAAAGTAAAGATGACATAAAGTTCGAGTAGCATGATACACGTAATACACAACAGCATAAGTGATTTCTACGGAATAGGTTGCTGCTTTGCGATTGCAGCAATGATTCTTGTCGCTTATGCTATTTTAAAGAGTGAAAAATGTAAGGGGTTTTTTAATGAAATGCGGGATTTGTAAAAAGGACCTTTCAAAAGATGGAATTGACTTTACATACATAGATGAGTCGGAAAGAGTTGGGCTTCCAGGCCGTGAGGCAGTTATAGCCATACCGCACTGCAAAGGAATAAATGCATGCAGCGCTAGGGCAAACTCAATGGACTCAAGAGATGACATGCTTGTTATACATAACCTATCAGCATTCGAGAAACGGATGGCTTACCAGGTTTTTTAATGAAGGAGAAGTGAGATGAAAGTTTATGTTGTAGTTATTAAGAGCGGTTTAAATCATAGCATTTCTAATGCTTTATCATTCAGTTCAATAGATAAAGTTAATGATTTCCTTAAATTTATCGAACTTGAGTTTCAGTGCTTTGAATCAAGCATTGATACCGAAGAGTGTCGCGAGATGATTATTAATACATCATACAGCGTAACAAATCCAACTTTAATTACAATTAGTTGAGAAGTGAGATGAAATTTCAAAAAGGCTTTATGAATGAAGATGGAAGCATAGCTGAGATAAAGACAACATTTTACTGCGACAACAAGAAGTGTGGACATCCTATACAGAGACACTGGACGAACAAAGAGGAGTCGGAAAAGCTTGGCGGTAAGATGACCTGTCAAATGTGCGGAAATGAGCAGGAAGACGAGGTGGGCTGCCCTACAATGCATGAGCTTATGAATGATGGAAGTAAGATGAAAGAGATAGACCGGAATGGCTGTAACAGAGAGTATATTGAAAATCTTAGGGCAAAGACAGATATTGTAATAAAAAAACAAAAGCAAGAAAAGATGAAGATAAGCCAAATTAATAATTGGTGTTATACGTTGGCTAATGACACAGATGAATATTTAAGTGAAGTAGGCCATATTGATGAACATTCTACTTTAAACATTCCAGAATTTAAACTATGTCATATGTATGCAAATTGCATAGATGAACGAAAAATAAATCATGTAGACGCAGATATTAAAAGCTACGCTGGAGAAGAAGCATTTGGGTGCTTGGAAGACGCTAACAACTTGTTAGAAGCAATGAAAAAATATCGAAATGATCTAATAAAAACTGGAGATTTGGTAGATCATGATAAATAACAATGCTTCCGATAAGTGTTATTATCGGTTATAAGGGGTAAGAAATGAGATTATTTATTAAAAAGTTGTTCTGCAAGCATGATTATAACTTTCATGATGAGTGCATAAAGTGTGGTCACATCTATAGTGGTTATGGTCTTTCAATTATAGATTCAATGAGAAAAAAGATGTATATACGATCAAAGATTATAATGTCCTGTGAAAATTGCATATATTTTTCAAAAAAATCATCGACCTGTAGAATAAATACACCAACCTTTTCTGGCTTTCCAAAAGTTGATAAGAGTCATTGGTGCTCAAAATTTTACTCCACATCAGAATCGTATAATAAGGCTATGATACAATGCGAAAAAGAATACGAATATAATAAAGTTAAGGAAAATTAAAAGGCATTTAATTTATGGAAATCTTAATCGTTTTAGCTAGTATAGTAGCACTTATGATAGCTATAAAGCTGGCTATATTATCGTTTGATCTACTTAAAGGAGCATATAGAAAAATAAAAGACGCCTTGAACCTTAAAAATATAACATACGAGACAGTGGACTACTCAAAACAAGCTCAACATGCATTTGAGTATGATAATTATGGAAGAAAAATACTAAAAGGGGTACGATACGTTCCCGATTTTAAACCAAAGAGCTTTGACCAAGACAATGAAGAAACAATCGAGAGAGGATCAGGAGCTAATAGCGATTTTCGACTGGGCCAAACATTTTTCAATACTAAGAAATCACATGTATCACGTCGCAAACGAAAGAAAATCATCTTTCCACGCAGGGAAGATTTTAAAGCGTAAGGGAGTGATGCCAGGAGTTTCAGACATATTCCTATCCTACCCATCAAAAGGTTACCACGGGCTTTATATTGAGCTAAAGGGTCCAAAAGGTATAAAAGGGTATCGCCCTGCTCCTGTAACTAAGTCTCAGTTAGATTTTATTGGCAACATGTGCGCAGCAGGATATTGCGGGCTTGTTAAGTATGGATCAATAGAGGCAATGGAAGCTATAACAGAATATCTTGGTAATAAATTGAGGTAAGTTGATAGGTACAAAATAGGTACAAAATAGGTTCAATTGAACCTATCAGACTGGAAGCGGGTGCGCGATTCGAACGCGCAGACCAGGCGCATGAAGCCCGGATGTTACCGTTACATCAACCCGCAGCTATATAAATCAATAACTATAAACGTATGAGTTCTGCTGCCCACTAGACCTAAACATTGTGTTCCAAGTAACAGCAAAATACATCATAGCATCTGCAAAATGTGAAGACCAGTCATGAACTGGTTGTTTTTTATACAAAGCATTCTTGCTGTCATAATCATAATGATAATCTCTTAGTGCGTTTATTAAAGTCTCGCATCCTATAGCATCAAAATGACAAATCTTTAGAACCGATCTTAGGGCTTCCCTTCCGTCAGTATGGTCTAACCGTTTAACGGGTGGCTGAAATTGTATTCCGTTATCGTGTGCTATATGAAATCTAGTTCTTCCAGACCCCCACTCATGAACGTTAATGTCGTGCGGTGGAAAGTGATATTTATATTTTATCTGATGCTTCCTGGCAAATTCCCTAAGGTATTCAGCGTAGTGAGGAATATCTTGCTTACGATTATTGTAGCAATGAATAAAGCGAAGCTCACCGCCAAAAGGCTGCATAAAAACAATGACAGTATCATCATTCCAGCCAATATCCCACCACGTAAAAACTGGCAAATCTTTTTCAATTTTAATTTCCCTAATTCTTTTTTCACTCTCAGCATGACCGATCCATGAACCGAAAACACTTCCTGGCATCTCTACATCAAAAGAACAGAAGTACTCCTGCTGTATAATTTCCTCAGGTAGACCCTCATTTCTTAACTCATCAATCTTTTCTTTAGGCATGACAAGAGATCCGTCTAACTTTCTCGTTC